TTAACATAATAGGCATAATGCGCACTTAGCTATAGCTACTTTAAGGTCGCCAAGCCACAACGCAAACATGCCACAAACCATTGAAATACTTGATAATCCTAGCCCGTTAAACTTTTTTGCAATCTTCGCCCAAGCTTGTTGAGCTTCGTACGTTTTGGCTTTATCAGCAGCTAAGTACACCAAAACGGATTCTGTATCTGCTCCAATTTCTTTAGCAAGAAAAAGCGCTTCATTTTCAGTTAGATAGCGTTCGCCTTTTCTTATACCTGATAGCTTTTGCACGCTTATCCCTAAATCATGAGCGATTTGCTTGTCCTGCACATAATTCTTCGCTGATTTATATGCGTCTAGCAATTGGTTTATGTACATTTTCCAATCCTCACTATTGGGTTTATGACTTCATTCTAGCTCATCTGTCCGCAAAAACGTGTATTTACAATTCGCAGATATGTGTATTTACTATACACAAATTCGTGTATTAGACCGCCTTAGTTTTGGGCGTTTGCCCTTGACGCTTACGTCTTGGCTCTGGCGGTCACTTTCTCAACTAGTCAAGGTGGTTGGTATGTTTGATGAGCTATTTGGAACTCTTGCTATTGCTGCTTTAGGATTCGCTATTTTTTTTGGCGTTGTCTCTTATGAGGGCTCACTTGAAATTAATGATCATCAATACGGTGAGCTCGCTTCTTCTTTTGATTTCCCTTTAACCCAGTCAATGCTTAAGTCTTCTCTCTCTGACGGAAAAGTTAGTGTTGAGGAGTACAACGATATTGCAAAGGCATACAACTCGCTTACCGATAACAAAGAACGTCTTATTGAGCGCTTGGGAGAAAAATAATGACTTTCGAAATCAATAGACCTCAAAAACGTCCAGTTTACTTCGAGCATCACTCAGACGGCTTTTGGTGTTCTATTGATGGTCAACCTGAGTACTTCAAAACCAAACAAGAAATGTACATGTTTGCGTGTGGTGAGTGTCGAGAATTGATTCAAATCACGGATGAAAATGAGCGTGAACTTCGTGAGTCTGGCGCTTTTGATGCGGATTACTGCGATGAATAAAACCATTATCGACTTCGTTAGTTTTTCAGGCTCTCCTGAATTACTTGAGCGTTGCAAAGAGATGGCCAAGCAGCGTTTCGCTATCTCTCAGATTAACGAGTTCCAATCACAAAACGTTGTGGCTATTGCTCATCGTGAGAAAACCCAAATCGCCTACTTCATGGAAAACTTGGCTAACGTTCTGGGCTGTGATGAGCGTAGCGACTTCGCTAATAGTGATTTGTACTTTGCTGCGGCTGATAAGGAATTGAAAGACGTGGATTTACATATTGCGACTGATAAGACGTTCAAAGAGTGTTACGACAATCTGATTTCTAACATCGGTATCGATATGTTGGACGTCCTTTGTCATGGCGAGGTGGAATCGTTTCTTGAGGTACTTCAAAACGAAATCAGCTATGAGGGTAATCATTGGGAAATCCAACGTAAAGGCGGCGGATTTTCTGGTTATCGTCATTCAGCTAAGTTGCTTTGCAATGGTACTCAAGCTGGTTTAGTTGCTTGGGGTGCGGCTAACTTTGGCTTTTATGTATCGTTTTCTGGTAAGGGTTGCGAGGCCGTTGATATGGCTAAGCTTCAATACTCTCTTAAACAAATGCCTCACACTAAATTAACTCGTGTGGATATTGCTCTTGATGATATGCAAGGCAATGTGACGATTGATGAGATTAAAGAGCGTTACTGTAACGGTGAGTTCATTACACGCGGCACGCCTCCATCTTGGGGTGAGTTTTGGGGTGGTCGCGGTATGAGTAAAGAAGACCGTAAAAAATGCGGTTTAGTTCCTGATGCTGGTCATACGTTCTATGTAGGTGCTCGTGAGAACGGGAAGATATTCCGCGCTTACCATAAGGGCGCACAACTTAAGTGTAAGGACTTCCCAAACTGGAATCGTTTCGAGGTACAGATTGGTAACCGTTACCGTGTTATTCCTTTGGATGTTCTGACCAACAGTGACCAATATTTTTCGGGTGCATACCCTGCTCTATCTACTTTAATTCCTAGCGTTGTTCCTGTGGCTATTCCGACAGTGAAAGTTCAGTTCCAAACAACGTTAGAAAACGCAATCAAACATGCGAAAACTCAGTACGGTAAGTTGATTAACTTAATGTCTCAGCTTTATGCCGATGAAAAAAATTCGCATGAGAAAATTATCAAGCGTCTTACTGACGGCTTGGATATTACGGATATCCCCGACCGGATTAACTTTCCAGTCGGTCGGGCTTTAAACGCAATCAATCTGGAGTAAATGAAATGAGTAACACAATTACTGTTGTTGTGGCTGGCTGTGAGCATTCTGTTGGTCTGTCCAAAAAGGACGATACACCATATAACTTTGCTCAACTTAATATCTTGACACCAAATCAGGGTTGGAAGTCGGCAAAGGGTCAATGTAAGGCCTACGGTTTGGCTCAACGTCAAATGCCTATGTCGGCTAACCCTGCTTTGCTAGCTGAGTTCGACAAAATTCAAAATCAGTTCCCTGTTAAGTGTGTTCTGACTCTCGAACCTGACCCTGAGAACCCTCAGCGCAACCTCGTTACTGATTTCAAAATTGCGGAGTTAGAAGACGAATTATGACTCTCTCAGTCTGTGCGGAAATCCTCACTGATGGAACGGTTAAAGCTTTCCCCTACGAACCGTTAGCCAATTGCACGTTCGTAGTGGTGAGTAATGATGACTATCGGTTAATGGATGGTCGTGCACGCTTAGAGTTTGATATTGACGCGACATTTTATTCAGAAATTACGGGTTATTTGTTGCTGTCTTTTTTGTCTGGCCATGTTCTTGGCCGAATCGTTAAAGGGCTTGGTAAAGCCTAATTTTGATAATCCTTTTGGAGATATTTCTATGGTAAATCTTGTTAAGAAATTTGGTGTAAAAACGGCTGTTGTAACTGGTGCTCTCGTTACTTCTGCTTCCTCTTTTGCTGCTGACCATTCTGCAGCAATTAACGCTGCGGTTACTGAAGGTCAAGCTAACTACACGCTGGTTGTCGTTGGTCTAATTGGTCTTGCAGCTATCGGCTTCGGTCTTCATATGATGATTAGCTCAATGCGTTCTTAATCATTATGCAGGAGACCTTAACCGCCACGCTCACCTTTATATTCGCTCTCTCGATGTTTGGTGCATTCGTTGGGGGTTTTAAGTCCGGTGTTAACGCCTCCTAGTGGGGCGTTATTTTTTATAAGGAATACAAATGAGTATTAAACAAAGCATTTCGGCACTGGTGATACTTTTGAGTGTTTCGTTTAGTGCTTTTTCTAGTTCTTATGTAAAGATGCAAGTTCACAATTTACAACCTTTTGTTTATTCGGATTCAGCTAATGACGCAAAAGCTTCAGCCGTTGGTCAATGCTTTTATCATACAACTTATCCTTGGCAGTCTTATATATTAACTGGATATTCGGGTGGTCAAGCTACAGCGACGGTCTTTTTTGATAGTACTTCATGTAGTGGTAGGTCTGAATCTGGTAAATATCTAGATTACCGTTTTTACTCCCTTTCTTGCCCCGATGGTCAACATTTCAATCCTGATACTGAACAATGTGAGGATTCATCGCCTCCCCCTTTCTGTAGTCGTCCTGACACGATAAGTCAGATGAATCAATATGAGTCCAACTGTCTTGCTGATGGTGGCTCTGCAACAATTATTTGTAATGACCAGGTTGACCCGCCTGATTTTCGAATGTCTTGTGATATTGCCCCACCTCCACCTGAGGGCTGTGAGCCGGGTTCCCCTTCATTTCCTGCATGTTTGGATGATGAAAACAAATGTGATGAAAATCATCCTGATTGGAATCCAGAATACGGAATGTGTTGTACGCCAGATAATAATTGGTGCGACGTCCCTCCACCTGAGTCTTGTACCATCTTTTCCCCAAACTGGCCTGAATGTTCGGGTGATACCGATATCGACCCTCCAACGGGCGGCGATTTGGGCGACCCCGATAAGCCATCTGGTGGTGGCGGCGGTGGTTCTACTGATCCTGATAAACCTGAACCGGATGTTGATAATACTAGTGACACTCTAGCGGCGATTAAGGCGATGAATAAGGATGTGAACTCTCAACTAACTGGCATCAATAACGACATGAACAAAAACCAAGCTGAAACTAAATCGGCTCTTGATGCTCTTAAGGCTTCTGTTGATTTGAATACCGATACGGTTGTTGATAATGCCAATCACATTGCGAATGCAATACAAGGACAATCTGACATGCTGTCTGATATTGGTAATAAAACTAATGGACTGCTTACTTCTGCGAACAATCTTTTAAACAATGGTTTTGGTCAACTATCTAACGAACTTGGTGATTTGCAGTCGACGAATCAAAAAGGCTTTGGTGATGTTGTCGATGCACTTAATGAACTTGGTAATACCGATGTAACTCAAGGTCAAGGTGAGGCTCCAGTTCTTCTCTATGATGGTACTCAGTACGCTAATTTGCTTTCTGAGGTTGAAACATTAAAGGGTGAGTACAAACAAATTCTTAATGATTTCAAGTCTTACTTTAACTTTAACGATGGCGTGAATAGTGGTGATTTTAACCCTCACAATCTTGGGCTTAACTGGCATGGCAACGCTATCAATCAAAAAAACCAAGTCATGCTAGCGTTACAGGATAACGCCGGAATCATATCCGCCGTGGTCTTGTTTATCTTTGGCATGTTGGGCATACGCGCACTTGTGGGGGCTTTGTAATGACAGACTTCTTTCAGTTAATGGCTAACTTTGGTGACACCATTTACAACTACCTGACCAATATGGGTAACTTTTTTGACCAGATAATGGTATGGCTCCAGACATGGTGGATAAAGATGAAATTAATGGTCGCTATTGAGTTCCTTAAGGTCTCTTATCTTGTTGCTACTTCACTACTTGATGAAATCGGCTTTAGCGCACTCTTTAGTCAGCTCTTTAACCTCCTACCTTCTGAACTTAGATATTGGGGGGTGTTATTCAAGGTTCCTGAGGGTATGGCCATTTATGTTAACTGTGCTACCACTGCACTTGTAATGCGTATGTCGAGGTAATTCATGGCTATTAGTATTCGTACTGGCGGTAATGGTTCTTACAAATCAGCGTATACAGCTTGGTTTGTGATTCTTCCTGCTCTTAAGGCTGGTCGCGTTGTGGTGACTAACTTTGAGGGTATGCAACCATTAGAAGAAATTGAGGAGCGATTAAACATCAAGTTTCCATCGTCTGCTAAGTTGATTCGTATCTTCTCTCGTTCTGAGATTGGCATCGAACTCTGGCAACATTTCTTTTGTTGGTGTCCTCTCAATGCTCTCATTGTCATTGATGAGTGTCAGGATATTTTCTCCAAGAATATTGGTTTTGATGGTCGCAAAATCAAATATCGCCCTCTTGAGGAGTTTCTTCCCCATCTACCTAAGGGTTATAAGGAGTTCTTTGATTCTCGCCATGTTCCGGTTGATTTAAGTACCCTTCAATCTTGCGAGATTGATGATTTGGGTGTTGCTGAGTATGACGTCAATGGTCGCATAATCTACCCGTTAACTTATAACGAGGGCTTTATGCGCCATAGGAAATACAATTGGGATATCGAGTTGCTCTCGCCTGACTGGCAGCAAATAGATAGTTCAATTAAGGCGTGTGCGGAGCAAGCATTCTTTCACAAAAACAGGGATGGTTTCTTTTTTGCTAAGCGTAAACCTTGGATATACAAACACCCTACCACCGTGTCTAAGCCTGTTATTCCACATAAGAAAGATGCCAACCTGTTTCCTCAGAAGATTCCTATTGAGGCTCATCTTCTTTACAAATCGACGGGGACGGGTGCCGCTACCAAATCAGGGGGCTTGAATACACTGTTTCGCTCCCCGAAATTCTTTCTCGCTCTGTTCTTAATGATTGCTTGTCCGGTGTACTTTATTTATGGCGTTATGGATTTATTTACTCAAGATGAAAGTCAGGTTTCAACAAATGAACCTTCGACGGGTGTTAATAGCCAAGCTGTGGAATCTGTTCCGGTTGGACGGTCTGCGCAGCCTGCTCAAGGTGGTTCTGTTTTACCTAGCGGTGGGGATTCTAATCCGAATTCTCAGCAAGTTAGCTCTCCTTTTGTTCCTGTAACTCAAGTTCTTTACTTTGAGGGTTTACAAAACGCGTACTTATCGGGATTTCATAAGCGCACCAACATCAAGGAGAAGAATGGCCTTAATCTGAGAACGGCGCACTTTGATGTGATCATTAACGCTTACACCAATGATGGTTTGTATTCTCTAAACAAGCGCTATCTTGATGCGGTTGATGTTCAATTTGAGTTACTTGATGAGTGTTTAATGGTTCTAAAGCAAGGTGAGCTTAAGAGTCTTATTACGTGCGAGCCATCCAATCCTATTGAGCCTCGGGAACGTGAGGCGGTTGAGACGGATGTCGCTAGCATTGGTTCAATGCGTAGCAAAGCTATGAGTGAAAATTCGTTTTTGATGTGAGGTTTTGATGTATGACTTTTATAGACAAGTTGCAAGGGATAAGCGCTGGATTCTTCGTAGTGGCTATGACTTCTCTGATTGGTATTACTGGGTTCATCAGTTGGTCTACAGTGAATCTAAAGGGCGCTGAGTTGCTGTTTTGGGTTTCCGCTTCTCTGGAGTTTTTAGACTTGCTTTGGATATTCTCTTTGGGGATTTTTCTCGGTTGGTATTTGTCTCCTCGAAATCAGCCCCGCAGGGGTAAGGAGTTGCGTAGCGACGACGGGGCACCAAGCCGCCCACTTAACTAAAGATAGCCTCCCCATCTAATCGGCGCGGTTAGCAACCCAAAACTACTTGGGTTCTGCCGCCCTCCTTTCCTGCTAAGCCTCCCTTCCAGAGCCTCACAACGATAGTGGGGCTTTTTGCTACTGCAACGCTCTTATCTATCAGCATCAAATCAATCGAGTGTCGAGATTGATTTATACCCTTAAAGCCGCATTGACGAATGACGACGACGAGACTGAGGAGGAGGAATGAGGAGGTGCGGCGTCCGCCCCGTATAGTAATACGGGGTGAAAGTCTTCACTCCAAACCTACTGATTTTCTTCTTTCCTTAAAACAAAAAGCCCCTATTGGGGCTTAAATGTATCTATTCGTGAGTGGGTAACATACAGCGCTCCCATAGGCTATTGTAAATCGCTTTACTGCCGTTTAATGAGAAGGTAACTCTTTCTTCACGATTGAACAAAAGAACTTCAACGGAATTCCCGTTGAAAATTTGCTCTAAAACTTCTTTTGGTGGATTTTTCGCATAATACATATCATCGTACCTCTTAGTGCCACCTTCAATTTTAATTTTCTGACCACCATCAACTGCTAGCTCTATATCACTGACTCCATACCAGGCATATAAACGAGGATGTTTTAATCCAATGATTGTGAATCCTTTTTTGTCATCGCCAATTCCGCAACCTATGTGAAACTGATTATTATCACTAGCGGTATAGTGTGTTTTGAAAAACTGACCATTTCCTCTATTTGTTTCATGGCCGCCATCAAAGTTTGCTAGGCATGGTGTGGATATGCTTACAGCTATTAGAAATATGCTTTTCATTTTTAAGCCCTTGACGCTTGTTATATGAAATTTATTGCCTTTTAAGTCCGGCTATACATCTAGCATATTTAACGAGTCTTGTAAGCGTTTCTGTGTCACTAGGTGATTGAATTTCAAGTAAAGCTATTCCAGTCAGGATCTCTTGAGGTGTAACTTGTTGTCCTGTAGGTAGTTCAAGCGTGTCTTTATGCATTTTGAAATTTTCCCAAGCTTCTGAGGTGGCTAGTTCCCTCCCCTTGGTCATTCTCATAAGTCGTTTACATTCGGGTGGTATGGGCTTTCCTGAATCCCATAACTTGACCACCCTCACACTTTTAAAACATAGTTTTGCTACTTCTTCTACGCTTAAACCACACTCAAATTCACGAAAAACGTAATTCTTGCTCATTTTTCGAAAGTTCGTCATATATACCCTGATAATCAAAAGGGTGTATATGTAATTGATATGAAACATTATTCAACATAACGTCGCATAATGCGCACCAAGGGGTAATTTGTTAACAAAGGCTAACTCTTTGATTAAGCCTTTCATAAGTGTCTGATAACCAAGCCGTAATTTTTTATTTTGTCGATTTCCATAACGCAAGTTACTTGTACTATTCGTGACGTTCGTTTTGTGCAATCAACGAAAAACCACTATAAGCCTGACCGCCACATAATGTTGCGTTCGGTAACGCCCAAAACAACAAGAAAAATAATTTTAGTCAGTTATTCAATATGCGAGCGTTGTCATGTTTCACGAATCATTCCGCACACTCTTTTGGCGTGAGTTTACCTCCATCAAGCAAGGCGCTGAATATTTTCACGTATCCAAACCCACGATTACTCGTTGGCTTGATGGCACAGTTCCTATCAATCCAATGGCGGAAAAACTATTGTTGATTAAGGCGCTTGGTTATTTGCCTAATGATTTGCGTTGGTCTGGATTTCGTGTTGATGAGAAACGCGCGGTGTTAATCACACCGTCTGGCCGTGAGTTCAGCCCTAAAGAATTGGAAAGCTTTGTGTTTTGGCGTGACGAACATCGTCAGTTTGTGGAAATGTACGGACACTTTGAGTATCCCAAGGTTTATCCTGCTAAAGAAAACGTCTTACCGTTTCGTGGCGGCCGTCGAATGAAAGCCGCCGAGTGGATACCTAGTAAAACTAAGTTTAAGGTTTAAGATTATCTATGTACGGAGAGCAAAGCTTGATAAAGGTATTTGTCCAATCCTGAGGTAATTGGTCGAACTTATCCCCCCAGTTCTCCTCTATAAACTTAAATGCGGTATATGGTTTTTCATAGCTTGGGGCTTGGTATCCAAGTAAGTCCTCGATACACTCATTGATCATCACCCTACGCTCTTCACCAGTAACTTCGAGAATAGGTTGATTGATGGACTCAGCTTTAGCTGTACCTTTATCTCGGTCGTGCATGAATATATAATTGATATCTAAGGCATTAAGGTATTTTCCTAAAGAAATCATTACTGCTTTACCTCGTGCACGAAGAAACTCACAATTACCGATTACTTGTGCTTTGTCTGTTTTACCTAAGCGTTTAATGGTTTCTCTAACTACAACTTCTTCTGTGTCTCCTTCAACAAAAATACTCTTGTTGGTAAAGAACATTCGAGAAATGTAATCATCAACTTTTAAGAGCATTTTAAGGTTCTGCTTTTCATCTCCTTGCAAAGCCTCAAATGCTCCTGTCAGATTGAATGTGTTGGTTGTTGAGAATGTATCTTCAAGTTTGAATTTAGTCAGGCTCACACTTTTATCTGTTCCAAGGTTAACCATATACGGAGAATGAGTTGTAGCAACGATTTGACAATGTTCTCCAGCTAGATCATACAAGGCATCTCTCATTTGATTCGCTGCAGCTGGATGCAAGAACAGTTCAGGCTCTTCGAAACAAAAAATAGTATGCCTTTTAGTCTGTGCATTCTTATTGAAGAAATCTCGAACAAAACGCAATAATTGGAAAGCTGTGGCTCGAATCATACCGTGTCCTTGGTAGCCTACACTTGTCCTTACATTGCTTTCCAACTCTACATTAAATTCAGGTTTAATTACTTTATCTGGTTGGTTTAAGTCGGCACTGACGTGAACCGCTGAATCTGGAAATAGCGTAGTAACCATTTCATTCAAATCACGCATCAATTTGCCGAAGTCAGTTTCGATATCGTTCGGGTTTAGTTCTTCTGCCAATTTGTTCAATAGGATTTGAGCTTCTGCATAATGAGGAGATTTTTCACGTACAGAAGTGAAGAGCTCTTCGAGTGTAGTATGTAATGCGCCTCCTTTTGTTGTTAGTTCAGTAACGCAAGATTCAGCTGGAATGATTACGACTTTTGGCAATCCTTTTAGTACGTTACCAGCAATACCACCCGGATTTTCGACCCAATTAGCTTCCTCATTGGAAGAAATGTCCCAATATTCATCTAGTTCAATTAACTTTTTGCTAATAGCAGCCGAATTGAGCTTTTTGTCAAACTCTTTGGCTGTAAACACCTCTAAAAGGCGCTCCTCTGGAATTGCATCACACACAAGATCCTTTACTTTGTCTAGTGCCGAATATTCCGCTTTTACCGTTCTTGGGTATTCTTTTAGATAGAATTTTGGTCTAGTCGCATCCAGTGTCCATACTTTTTTGTAAAAGATAGAACGTCCAGTCTCTCCTACCATAGTATCTTCTGTATCGACGACACGTCCTTTAAAGCCTCGCATTTGCTCAGTCTCAGGGCTAACGTCCTGATACTCCGCAATGATAGAGATTTCTTTTTCGTATGTATAATCTTCACGCTCTTCATCATACGATTTAGAGAAATCCTCTCTTTGCATTGCTTTGTCGCCATGCAGACTGTTTAGCGCTGCAAAAACACTCGATTTCCCTGCGTTATTAGAACCGATAAGAAACGTCGTATCTTTGAATGTAATAGTACAGTCTTTCAACTTACGGAAATTATTTATAGTAATACTGTGTAAACGCAAAATTTAACCCTCTTATTTTTGTTTCAATGAGATTTTAATTTTATACACATGTCATTATTGTGGCTTTTATCACAGTTTTAGGTTTATAAAACAGGATGCTTATTAGATTGTGCATTAAAAAGCCGAACCCCATCGCTAAGGGTTCGGCTTTTTTAGGCTTCTGCTTTGGTGGCTTTCGTTTGAAGCCTATCGAGGTCAATCGACCCGCCAAAAGTATCGGCTCCCTACTCACTGTGTAAATCGTCATTAATGACGTTTCGAACCAGTTCGCACGGTTTAAGACTTAGCTTTCATTGTTGCGCGTAGCCGTTAGAACCAAAACACTTTCTCGGACTTCTTGCAGTCCTTGGGTTAACTGCTTATTGATAGCAATCTGGTATTTCAGATTCATCCCCATCAAAGCAAACAGCACAAGCGATTCAGACGAAAAGCCCAGACCCGACAAGGCGTTAACTAGGGCGGTTTCCATCCAAGCCCCCTACACTTTTTGTCGGTTTCCAGCTGTCCGGCAGCGCTTCATACACACCAATGGCGGCGGGAATGGCCAAGCCGACAGCGCCGCCAAGATTAACGCCCGTTTCGGTGATTTCGACACTGAATAAATGACCGTAGCCAGTGACCGCCGCAACGACGGAACCCAGTAGCGCCAAGCCTTTTAATGTGGAACGTTCAAACATGTTGTGTTTCTCCTTAAACCAGATTGACGCCTTTCAGCACCGTGTGTTTGCTGTAATGACGACCCACTTCCATAATGCTCATGGCGTGAAGCACTTCGACCAACAGCGGCTTGTTGTTCACCAAATCAATGCGCTCATCCATACCGACGCCCACGCGACCCGCAACAAAGCATGCGTAGTTGGCGGTGTGGTTTTCGTTTGGCGGCGCAAAGCGGTGAATGATTTCGGTTAGTGTGTGCAGTTCGTGGCGTTGCTGATAGTTACGCAGCAAAATCGCCCCCGCACGAAAGCCCCATTCGGGCGCTTTAAAGGTTTCAAAGGCTTTATCGCGTGACGGCGTCACCTTTCCTTTCCACGCATTGCCCGCAATGCGAATGTTAAGCGGGTTATGAATGCGAACCCCGCGAACGCTTGATGTGGTTGAGGTTGTCATGGTAAACGCTCCAATCCCTAAGAGTATGATGACAAAGATAAACAGCGGCATAACTACACCGCTTGATAGTTGACTGAGTTGAAGTAATTCAAGTGCACGGGCGTTTTCGAGTAGTACGCCATTAAATGCGCGTGTGATTGACCGCCCGCCGTATCACCTTGCACCTGTACCGTGTTGTGATTCACTTTGGTAATGGTCGATGCACTGTAAGGCGCCTCGGTTGTCGTTCCTGTGATTTGGCAGTTACAGAAAATCAGGTGCTTCTCCATGCCAAACGGCATTGAATAGCGCCCCACATCGACACTCACGCCCCCTGTTAGCTCTGCTTTCGTCAAGCGCCCTAACGAATCAACACAGCGCATCGTGTCTTTTGCTACTGGGCTCGGTGTTAGGTCTGGGACGACATTCGCTTGGCTTGGGTTTAGGAATACGCCTGCGCCTGTAAACGCGGTGCTCTTTCTGCCGTTGTTCATGTCAGACTCAACAAAAAAGGCATAAATGCCCCCTGGCTTAAGTTTCACGCCGTGAATCCAGCTGTGAACAAAATCCGGCGCTTTTGGTTGCGCGGTCATGCTTGTTACCACGTAATCCACAAAGTCGCCGTTTGCATCGAGTTCAACCACACCAAAGCGGTGATAAACCGTGTCGTCGTGCATTTTCAGATAGACCGAGTACGACAGGTCAAGCAATACGCCTTTACCGTCTACTACTTCCAGTACCTTTTCGGTTTCCATTGGTGCGCTAAATACGCTGAAATGCAGCGTCTTGGCTTTATCGCCACCCATCATAAAGAACGTGGCTTTTGCCGTTGGGTCGCGCTTTTCTACTTCACCGCCTCGGGTGTTGTAGTGCGCAGCGTGAAAGTGGCGCGCTTCGGCAAAGACTTCGACGCCCCAACCAAATGGTGCGGGACGGCCAAAGCTACGCCCTAGGTGCATTTCGCTGGCGCTTTGGTTTTCGTAGGTGAATGCGCCTGTTGTCCATCGGGCATAGAATGCCGATTGCCAGTTGATGTCTAACTGAGCCGCTGAGAAATCAGGGTTAACCAATAAGTTTTTCGGCGGCTCCCCGCTTGCGCTCGCCTTGGCATCATCAATGCAATCGGCCAAGTATTCGATTTTGTTGCGTGCGTTGCCGTTTGGCAGATTGTCACGTACTTGTCCCATGCGTTAAATCTCCATAATCGTGACGGCGTCACCCGCCGTGCCTGTTAATGTCATGGCGGCCGTGCTTTCGATGGTGATGCGCTCGCCCGCGTCCAGTTCAAACGCGTCAACAAACACCGAGGCGGCGTTGGCTTTCGACGCCTTAATCGTGATGGCTTTGCGCGTGGTGTTTTGTGCCATGTTGTGCGGAAACACGCTCACGGCTTCGGTGATGAGGTTGCTACTGACTTGCTCATCCACTTTGACCACTTGCGTCGCTTCGAGCGTGACCGCGGGCAACGATTGAACATTCACGGGTTGCGGCGCTTTGAACTCAACAGGCGGCAAAGTGGTGACGCCGAGCTGTTGATTCGCGGCCAATTCAACCGCGGGAAGCTGATTCACTGCCAATTGTTGATTGGGCGCGATTTCTACCGCGGGTAACTGTTCAATCACCACACTCGGCAGTGCTTGAACCACCACGCTTTGCCCCTCAACAGGCGGCATAAATGATCCATAACCAAACTGAATTTCGATTTCGTTGTCGGTGCGGCTAGAGATAAGCAAACGCCCAAGGTGTTTACCCTCGCCTACGTTAAACACCGCCGACTTGCCAAGCGTGACGCGCTCACCGGACGATTCACGATAGATTTCAATTTCAGCTTGCGCCGCTTTCAGATACAGCCAATTGCCATCAGGCGTCAGCGGGATGGGTTGACCCGCGATAAGTTGCGTGTTCATCGTTTCTTCACCATTACGTAGCCAAGCACCAACACAAGCACGATTGCTAATACCACCATCATTTTGCTTGTTTCGACTTGCCCGCCGTCTTGTTTGAATTTCGCCAAGTCCATCATGGCTTCGAGGTTCTTTGAGTTTTGTGCCGCTTGGCTGCCCGCCAGTCCCGCCAACATATCGAGGTTTTCGCTGTTGGTTGAGGCATAGGTAGCCAATGAGTTGCCCGCAAAATCAACCACTTCATCAATCGCGGTTTCGGCGATGTCGTGCGTGGTGTCCATGGCTTCCAGCGAAATGCGCTCATTGCTGTTGAGCATTTCCCCGCCAAGCTCCATGGCGGCAGTCACGGCGCCGTGGTCGGTCATGGTGGTGTTAATGGTCGAGTTGTTCACGCCCGAAATGGCTACGCCGAGGTTGTCACCACTAATGGCATTTTGACCGCTGACGTTAGTGGTGTTACTGGTATTACTCGACTTGGATTTAGAACTGCCCATCTACCACACCCCCAAATCTAAGCGGATAAAGTCACCATCTTGCTTGGCAGTGACACCAATCGAACGCACCAAACGCGCCACACCTTGAAATGCCGTATCAGCCGATAAAGATTGCATCCCCGCGGCTTTGACGACATTAACCAGTTGTTTGATGCCCGAACGCAGACCGCGACCCGCGACGCCCCACAAAAAGTAGTTGTCACCGTCACGCTCACCCGCAATCACTAACGAACAATCGGCGCTTTTGAGGCGATACAGACTCACACGCCCCTCATTCACCGCTTTACACAATTCGGTGTAAGCCTGTGGGCAAGCGCGAAACGCGGGCTTGAGTTCCCCAAGCGCCCGTTTCGATTGTGTCACCACTTCAATCACTTCTTTTTCCATAGCAACACCGCCACAATCACAATTACTGCAATCATCATCAACGTGGACGGGTTAAACACACTCGCGCCGCCCATGTTGATGCTGCCCACTGACAGGCTGCCGCCCGACTTACCATTGGCGCCACTGGTTGCGGGGCCACCGTTGGCACTAATTGGCATCGAACCGGAGTTACCTAATAGCCCACCAATCATAATTTGAATCCTTTCTTGTACAGGATGTAACAAACCAGAAGCAGAACGAGCACCAAGCCGATGCGGTCAAAGCCGCCCGACACTTTGACGCCCGCCCAAACGCCGACCGCACCTGCAATTAGGTATGGAATAAACGGCATTACTTTTTCCCCTTAGCGACGTAGAACACCGCCAATAACAACAGTACGAACAGCATCGCGCCCATCATGAGGTGCGTGGTTGTCACCCCCGCAAACGCGGAGGTGTAAACAGGCTCACCTGTGGGTTGTTGGTAGTCGTTATTGTGCTTGCGCTGTTCATCTGGATTGCTGGATTCGACGCGTTGAGCTTCGTTCTCAATCTTTACGCCGAGCCAGTCTTTGCCCAAGTCGGTGACGTCGGTCAGCAGTTCGCCGCCCGTTTCTAATACGCCATCCCAAATGGAGCCCCACATGCTTTGCTCTTGCGCCATAACGCCCCCTTACTGCGCGGTAGGCACCGCCACTTGTTCGATGGCTTCAATCAGTACCGGAATACTGCCCGCTGCCGTTTTTTCCACTTCAAACGCCAGTTGTTTCATGGCTGCGGTTGGTAGACGCGCTTCGCTACCAAAGCCGCAGCGCGTGAAGTCCAGCGAGAAAAAGCCCGCGTTTTGCTCACGACCCGCTGCCGCAAGGTCATAGGCGTTATCGGCTTTGTTGACGTTGAGCTCTTCACGTTCATCACGCAGCACACGAACGCGCTCAATCGTGTTGTCTTTTAGGTGCAAACGCTTGATAGACAGCGCCGCGCTACGCTCGGCAAAGTCAAACGGCGTGCGACCACTTGCCGCGGCGTACCACGTTTGTGAGTAAAGGCGTGGCATGTAGATACGCTGAGTTTGCGCCGCAGTGGTATGAGCGCGAGCGCGAATCATTGGCGCCGCTGTCCCTGTCTTGGCTTTTAGCTGGATGTACATAAACCAGATTTCGCCCTGCAGGGTCACAAGCTCACCTGTACGGATACCCAGCTTGGTGCGCATCGTCATGTCAGAGAAGTTCAACACGTAGCGACCCGCTTGCACGTACTCTTTCTTGTGCTCTTGCAAGTCGATAAGGTCTTGACCTGTCACGTTGACGATTTCACGACCATTCACTTTGACCGCAATGCGTTCAATGTCCGCAGGGTCAAGAATGTCCGTGACTAGCTCGATGTTTTGGTAAGTTGGGCCCGATACCAAGCGCAATGTGGCTTGGTTGCCCCAGTTCACACCTTCAACAGGGTCAAGCTCGCGTGGACGTGGGTTAAAAGGCTGTTTTAACGCTTCCATTAGAACCATCCTTTGTCGCCGTTAAGGGTTTCACGCACTGGCGTCAGTACGCTGATGTTGTTGATAGCCGCAATCACGATGAGCGTGATAATCAGTGCCATCAAAAGGTTTTTATGTTGCTGTTTCATGGTGTTCCTTTCGGTTGTACACGGTTAAAAAGTGATTTCATGAAACAGGGAAACGGGCGGGCTTGGAAGTTGGAGCAACCTATAGGTTAAGTGGCTAACCTATAGGTTGAATGAGCGTTGAAATTAGCGGTGAATCGTTCCGGTCAGACAGTTAAATGAGGACTTTTCCACGTTGCCGATACCGTCACGAACCAACATATATTCGGCAATCGGTTTGCCTATCGCGGCTTTGTTGTGCTTGGCGGACTTCAAGCCCGCCAAGGTATCGACACACAAGCCCTTTTTATCGGCAAGCCATCGAGCATCCGCCATTGAGTTAACCGCACCAATCCACCACACAGGCGATTGCTCGGTCACGGTTTTTGGCACTTCCTGACCACGTTGAAAAATCGAGTGCAGCACAAGCCCATATTGGCGACCTCCGCGCCACAACTCGACCGCCTTGCCTTTGAGTTTGCCGGACGTTTCCACGCAGCTGGCTAACTCTTCGATGATCACATGCAGTTGGTCAGCGTCGCCGTTACCGACCGCCCACACCGCCGCGCTGAAAAATTCGAGTTCCTCACTACACGCGCCATCTTTGGGGATGTAGGCTAACTTAAACGACTTGCCACGCTTGCGTGCCATCACCAAGGCTTTGACGAACGCCACACGAGAACAGGTTTCAAGGCATTGTTGACCGCGGAATTTTGCCCCCGCGTAGTTTCGATATGGGTCAAAAAAAACCGCTTGCGCGGCCTTTGGTACCAAACCCAAGTGTTTTACGGCGGAGGTTTTACCCCCACCTGTGCCCGCCACGTAGATGACATGCTCGGCATCGTGTGACGGGTTCGAGTTGACCGGATTGGGAAATTTAAGCGGCGTCTTTTTCTTTTTGCTCACGCTGTTTTTTCTCCTCTATCGCTAATAGCTCTTTTTGGTATGCCATGGTTTTCTTGGCGCTGTAGACCAGCGACAACACCGCCAGACCGAGCACCGCTTCTTCCATGTAATTACCGAACATAGACGTGACCGTGTCACCATGCTTTTCAAGCACTGGCAACGCCGCATCAATCACCGCCGCTTTGCCTTTTTCGTCAAACTCAAAATCCACACCGGAAATAATCGTCGTGGCTTGCTCGGCAATGGTGAACAACACCGACAATGCGCCCTGAAACATCTCGCCCGCGGGTTTGCTGTCGTCGTTGGCGGCTTCGGTTGGTAAGTCGGTTAACTCGCTGACTTCGGTTTGTTCCAATCCGCTGATAACCGCGGAGAAGTCGCCCCAGTCGTCCATATCTGGTTGGTTTTCAATTTCACCCTGCATTGATTGGCTCTCCTTGTTCGGTTGGCTGTTTGGTTGGCATCAGTTGACGGATTGCCCAAATCAACAAGGCGACAAACGCAATCCCCGCTAAGACTTTTTTCACCGGAAACGGCGGTTTTTTAACGGGCTCAGGTTCGGTTGGCGGCTCGGTTTCAACGCTTGGCGCTTCCACTGGTTCAGCTACCGCAATGCTATGCATATCAGTGCTTGCAACGATTTCGGGCACTGGCTCAACCGTTGGCAATTCGACGTCAATTGTGACCGCGTCACTCACTTCCAGTTGTTCAACCGAGTCAACCATGTTGGATTCCACAAACGCGTTAATGCTCTTGCTCATTGGGCTGTTGCCACAGTTTGGGCACTTGTAATACAGCAGCCCTAAGTTACGCCCGTTTTTGGTGGGTTCGCCCTCTGCAATCAACTTGCCCTCACCGACACGATGCACGGTTGAAGCGGTATGACAAACGGGGCACGAAACGTGCCCACGAATTGGGTTTGGATGTTTACTCATCGGCGGTGGCCTCAACACTTTCCAATTGCTGAATGTTGTCTTGCACACAACCGCGATACTTTGCACGCACCTTGTTATTGAGCTTGGTTAACTGCTCGATTTGCTGAAATAGCGTCGGATTTAACCCAAACGCTTCAAGCGACAAGTTACCCGTCATGAGCATCTTGCTTGCACGCTTGATAATCGCGTTGGTGTCCATGTTTTTGAACTGACTCAGTTCGTTTTCCACGCTGGCGTTGAGTTTGTCGGCGGCATCAAGCGCCGCCATTGCTTGCTGACATTCTTTAAGGATAGCATTTCCATTGTTTAAGCCTCGGCTAGTTCTTCATCGGTGTTCGGTTTTTTCTGAATCTGTTTGTTGACTTCTTTCATCCAGACCAACAATAGACGCCAAAACACGCCGCCTTTGCTGCGCTTCACTTCGGCTTCCATTTCTTGGGTGATTTTGTCGATGGTGCTCATTGGGTTGTCCTTTTACCTAGTTGCTGAAATCGTTGTCGCAAGCAATATCCCAAACGGGTTAAATCAGTCGTAATGTGTTGTTTTGTAATTTGATTGAGCAGTATTGGTCGATGGAAACCGTCGCCCCATTCGCCAAAGGCTCTAATAGGCATTTCACTCCCTCAAAGCTCCATCCGGTGAGCTTCTTCAACTCCGTAATGAGTGGGGAGTTACAGTTATTTTCAGTGCTCCAAGACGTCGCTCCGCGACTTTTTAAAAGACGCTTTACGTCTTTCGTTTGCACGAGCGAATAGCACTCGCTGGCGGTTTCGATGACTTGACCGCACCACTCAAAACCAATGATTTTTTTGATTGGCTCGCCGTAGTCGTTTTTGTTTTCTTTGTAAGCCAACTTCGCGCCCTTAGCTAACTGACAAAACAGCGCCCATTTGGATGAGTCTGCCGCTTGTCTCAGTTCTTCTAGTTGATCATCTTTCTGGGTTTGTTCGGCTGTCGCTCGGCGTAAACTGCGCCACAAAGACACAGGCTCACCGCCAAATTGCTGAAACTGGCGAATGCGGTGTACCGACGCCCAAGCGCGCACTTTAAATGCGCTTTCTTCGGCCTCGGTGTCTGGCATGTGTTTACCGTTGATGTTCTTCGAGACGTACTTGGCAATGTAAGCCGTTGCGCCGCCCTTGCTTGGGTCGGCTTCTTTTACGTCAAAGCGTGGCGTGATGTCATCGCCCAGTTCTTCACGGTCTGGCGCAATCGCCTCACCGCGGAGAATACGAATGATGTTGGCTTTGTCTTTGTGAGAGCAAAACAAGAAATAGTGCGCGTGACTGGTTGCGTCTTTGTGCGGCTCGGCCACACGAAAACCAAAGTATTCAATCTCTAACTTGGCCAACTTAGCGCGAGCAAGTGACCATTGGCGCATTAACTCGGCGTGTCCGTCTTTGACGCTTGAGCCGTCCCACTTTGGTGAATTGCGGTGATAACGGCTCGGCAGTGTCCACGTAATGAACAGCGCGGTGTATTCCAGTTCGTCGGCCAGTTCTTCAAAACCTCGTGAGCGAACCATCATTTCAATGCGGCGGTTCTCAGGGTTAGCAATGGTGCGCTTTGCCACTTCCTCTAATGGAAAGTGCTCGCCTGTTTCCTCGTTGTACACGCTCATCGACTTCATGTATTTCTCGGATTCACGCTGCTTGCGCTTCCAGTTACTAAAGGAAATCTCTGACACGTATTTGCTTTGATGGCCTTTGTCACCCACACGGCTCATGGTGATTTGGGCGTACTCGATGTAGTCACCACGAAGACGCAGCAAACGACGTTCGACCCACTTTTCCGACTGCATTTTGAGTACGGCGGCCGTTAGCATTTGCTCTAACACTTCAACGTCTTTCGCGTTGAAATTCACGTAAGGCGGCTTAATGTGAATAGTCTTAAGTAACGCTTTTTGCTCAGAATAAACCGCGGCTAATGCCTCAATAAAAGAGGCGTAACCTTCGGCATTTAGGCTTGATAAAATCTCGGCGCATTGGTCGGCATACTTCTCCGCGAACTTAGTCAGCGCGTCGTCACGCATCAAGATGTTGTGCGTCAATGGCTCGCTATGCGCACCCTTGCGACTGTCGACAAACGAGTAACGATTCTCGATATGGTGAGCGCACTTCAAGCCAAATTTCACCGCGTCTTTGGCGGTTTTAATCACGTTTTCACGTGTGGCGTTTTGGCGCTGTGTGCGCGCCTCAACTTTACGGCGCACATCATTGCGAACTATCGCGGGTAAGCGTGGGAAGAATCGGCGTGAAAAGGCGCTTTGATGAATGGCATCATTGGCGAACGTCTTGCCCGCCATCTTGATTTCTATGGCTTTGGTGTCGAAGTCCATGCATCCCCCTGATTAAAGGGAAGAATCCGCGCCCACTTGGGGCGCTTCATCTTGCTTGCGGATTTCGTGTAGTGGTTGGCCGTTGTTTTGCGCGCCAAGTGGCGCCATACGGTTAGCAGTAGTCGTAATATCGGCTAAGGTGTCGTTTTGTGCTTTGATGCAAGCGACAAGCGTCATTCCTTGGTAGAGCCAAAGCGAGGCTTCAACGGCTTCAAGCTCAAAACTATCGAAGTAGATATGAGTTCCGTTGTCTTGTGATGCAACAAGTTGGCGCTGATTGCGGCGCGATTTCCAGATACTAAGATTCATGCTACAACCCCTGACGAAAACGTGTAGGAATGTAGGTCTGTTTCTTCTTAGGGAATTGCTCGGCGAACTTATCGCGTAATTCTGCGATTTTACGCAGAGATTTAGCCGTTTTGATTGGGTCTGGATTTGCACACCCTGCCATATCTGGGCAAGGTAAATGAATTGGGTTGGTAACAGTACGTTCCATGTTGTAGCCTCCGCAAGCTATTGATTTCCTGTCTCAAAAATAACGTTAAGGAAATCTTTTTAAGCACGCAAGTGGCTTGCGGTAGTGAAAGAAGCCAGACTATCCACTAAAATTTAACAACATTGCGAAAGGATGCGGGAACATGACTAATTACACAAATGTGCTTTTAGATAGACTGAAAACTCAGTTAGAGCTTACCTCTGACTATCAGTTAGCTAAAGTTTTGGACGTTGGCACAAGTAGAATTAGCAATTACCGCAATGGTCGCAGTGTTCTTGATTGGGAAATTGCCTTTAAAATCGCCGACTTACTAGGGTTGGATGATCAGGATGTGGTATACGGTTTACTCGAAGATAAGTCTATAAACCCCCGCTTAATCAATGCCTTACAAGCAGGGGCGCCAGCCTAGCCCCTCATTTACCAGCTTATACATAATGCGCACTGATATAGTGATTCTTTAGGACTTGCAATCACTAAGGCTAATCCAGCACAAGCCATTGAAATGCTTGATAATCCAAGTCCGTTAAACTTTTTTCCTATGTTCTGCCACAGTGTCTGCGCTTCGTGCGTTTTTGCTTTATCCATCGCTAAGCCAATCAGAGCCTTTTCTTTATCTTCGCCTACAGCGTCTGCAAGCATAAGTATCTGATTTTCTTTTAAATACGTTCTTCCTTTACGCACATCAGTAAGCATTTGAGGACTTATGCCTAAGTCTGGCGCGATTTGTTTGTATTGCACGTAGTTCATCTGCTCTTTATAAGCGTCAATGAGCTTGTTTGTGTACATTTTCCAATCCTGCCTTTCAATTTCTTTTCTTGATTCTAGCTTATATGTACGAAATTTATCGTATTTACACTATGAAAAATCTCGTATTAACTATACGAAATATTTCGTACTGGAGTCGCCTAAATGGAACGTAATAAACCACTTGAGCTTTTATGTATGTTAGCTGGGCTCATAGCTATTGCGTTTATCTTCTATGGACGCGCGAATTTTGACGTTCCTGCGAGCTCTTATGCTCAAGTTCAGCGTTGGATTGAAGAAAATCCATCCGCTACTCCAATGCTTAACGAGTTCATGAGTGACGGCAAGCTGACACAAAACGAATTTGATGATCTTCGCGTTTACATCAAAGACGCACCAAAGCGCGCTCTTCTTTCAAAATTGGTTGAGGCTCAGTAATCATGAACGAAGCTCAAATCATCTATTACGACTTGCTACCTGACTACACGGTTTCTGTGTTGGTCAAAGGTTGCGACGAATGGGATTTGCTTAAATCCATGTCTCATCTTGAGTCTTGGGCTTCGTCTCAGTTCGCTTCTTATGAGTTGGTGTCCATCACCAACACGACCGTTGAACAACGTATCAATATGGGGGTGTTCGATGACTACCGCAACTAACATCCTTAAAAGTTTCGATGAGCAAAGCGTTCATATTGATTACCTGTGTTTTACGTTTGCTGTGAAAGACTTACGTCATTGTCATGATGCGGTTCGTCGATTGCACAAGCATGAGGAATACAAAGGCTTTGCCAAATCTGGACTGTTACAGCGTCACTGTCGTGCGCCTAAGTTCCCTGCTCCACCTGTGTTTAATCCGACGGTCGCTCAGACTTCCGACGAGATTGATGCGTACAACAAAGCATTTGATATCTGTTATCGCAATTACTTGGAAGACTGCTTGCGCATCTTCACCAACCAAGTGCTTGGTTTGTCGCTGTCAGCACCTCGCGGTTTGGGTTTCCAGTTCTACACCGAATCCATGAAACTGACTTCGCCAGATGGCGAGGACTTCTGCGGTTTCGTTGGTATCGGCGGTAACAATGACACGGTGCATTTCCAAATCAACGGAACGGGATGCAAGCATGTATTTGCCCGTCGTCCTACGTGGTCGCTACATGACTGGCTGACCAATGTGCTTGGTGTGCAAACTTTGGCGCGTGTTGACTTGGCCTATGACGATTACGACGGCATTTTTGATTGCGAATACGCTTACAAGGCGTGGCGTGACGACTGTTTCCGCACTGCAGAACGTGGTCGTGGCCCTGTGCTTCATGAAGATATGACCATTGCCAGTATCGGCAAAGACGGCAAACCGATTTACACCAAAGAGCAATACTCGATTGGTTCGCGTACCTCGCGCATTTACTGGCGTATCTACAACAAGGCTCTTGAGCAGAAACTCGCAAACACGGGCCTTGTCTGGTACCGCTCTGAGGTCGAGCTTAAAAAATGGAATGTTGATGTGTTGCTGAATCCAGCTGGCGCGTATGCCGCGCTCAATGATTTCGCTGCCTCGATTTCTACTGCAAAGAAATTCAATACCAAACCCGTCCCGACGAAACGCGCGGCGTTAGACCTGTTGGCCTCTGCACACTGGATGCGTCGCCAGTACGGGAAAATCCTTAATTCACTTATCGAGTTCCATGAGGGCGACATTGAAACCGTGGTCGGTTCCCTTGTCCGTGATGGAACGAAATTCACCTTCCCCGATACCTACGGCAAGTTGGTGACTCACATATTGGAGACTTAACAAATGGCTAAATCCGTTTTTGTACTTGGCATGGATATCACTTGGAACTCAGCACGTGGTGACAGTGCTCAACTGAACGTGTCACGACCTCTACGTGAAATCAACTCGGAGAAATTCAAACGCCGCACTATCGGTGAATCGGGTGATGTGAATCCCCAATGGGATCAACCTTTGATGATTGATCATCAATACGCCCTATTACTTGAGCGCACTGGTGCTCTCGTTCCTCGCCGTGAATACCAATTGCGCTTGGAGATTAACCCAGAAGACCCATTGGCGGGTGCCATCGTTACGGAACTCATCCCTGTGGATGACGACATCAAGAAACATTTTGAAGCCTCGCTAAAGGCTAAATAAGGAATTTCGTTATGCCTGTGTGTGCTCTACCGAACGCGGACGGTTTTCTCGCTGTCGTTCCTGATATTGAAGCGGCTTCATGCAGTGGTTATGTCATGGTGACGGCTCAAGAATATGACACGTTAATGAGCTACACACAGCTGACTCCAGGAGAGATATCTCAAGCGTTCGGCTTGGGTTTTACCTTGGTGTTCGTTGGCGGCTATCTCTCAACTTACGCCATCAAGATGGCAATACGTTTAATAAAACTACTTTGAGGAATCTGTTATGAAACGTCTAAACGCGCTTAAAAAGTTCGGTAAACAAGCGGCAGCAACCGTCACTGTTGCGGTGCTTTCTGTCCCTGCTATGGCGGCGGAAGGTGGTGCGGCTGACCCGTTCTCCGCTATCGACTTATCTGGTGTGGCAACCAAAATCGGCGCGGCAGGTCTGGTGATTGTCGGCATTACTATGGCTTACAAATCCATCACTCTTGCTAAGCGTGCTGTGAACAAGGCTTAAGTTTATGTTGGCCGTTCTCCACGATGTCCAACTCATCGTCTTTGTGCTTTTGGGTGGCATTGCCGGATACGTGGCCAGCCAAAACTTTAGAGGATAAGGGGCTTCGGTCCCCTTTTTTAATGGTGAAAACGTGAATAAATCACTCTTTTTACTTCTGTTTTCGTGCTTGTTCTTATCACTTAATGCAAGCGCGGCTCAACCAACATATAAGGTTTCAGACGTTTCAGCTTATCCCGATTGTAAGTTGCTATTGGGTATGAGAGTTAACCCTGCCTCTTATGTCTCTTGTTATGAAAACAAGTTTGTTAACTACAAAGATTTTTCTACTAAGTCCTGTTATTTGAGGCATGGCAAATACGTTGTAGATATCATGTGTCACACAACCAGTGCTTCTTGGCCTCTTTATCATGCAGCAGGATTCTTTCAAAATTCAGCTCAATGTCCTCCCGACCATGAAAAAGTAGAAGACGGGTACGTCGTCTCATGTGAACCCATCGTTCCTGCATGTGAGTATGGTGAAAACCCTGATGGCACCTGTATGGACGCTTGCCAGTTCAAAAAATCCATTGATGAAACCAAGCTGCTTCAATGGGTTGCGTACGTCTACGGTGAACAAGTCACTGGGGCATGCTATGGCGACTTTGGGGCAACCCGTTGCGAATTAGGCCGCGTTCCCAGTGATACTACGCTTTGTACGGATGTCGAGTCTGGTCAATGGACTCAAAACACATTATGTCACGGTAACTTCCAGTTCACGGGCAATCAGTGTGAAGGTGGCACACTCTTCTGGGGTAAAGATGGCCCTGATACTCCTATCATTCCTGATGACCCAATTCATGACCCTGACGACCCAACAGGCGACATCGAAGACCCTAGCGTATTACCTGATGGCTCAACCAATACGGTGAATCCACCGGATACTGAGAAAAAGCCGGATGTTGAAGACCCTGATACTGATGATTCAACAGACATGGCAGTATTGAATGCGATTAAAGGCTTGAACTCGGATGTCAACAAGGCGCTAAATGATATGAACATCGACATCAATCAAGCCAGTGCTGACGTTCAAAACCAAATCATTGCATTAAATGCGTCGATGGTCACCAATACGCAAGCCATTCAAAAGCAGCAAATCAACGACAACAAGATTTACGAAAACACTAAGGCCCTTATCCAACAAGCGAATGCTGACATCACCACGGCCGTAAACAAGAACACCAATGCCATTAATGGTGTGGGTGATGATGTAGAGAAAATTGCAGGGGCAATGGATGGTATCGCGGAGGATGTTTCCGGCATTTCCGACATCTTAGACGGCATCGCAAACACAGATACGTCTGGCGCAGGTACGGGCGGGACGTGCATCGAATCTCAAACCTGTACAGGTTTTTATGAGTCGGCCTATCCCGATGGCTTAGGTGGTTTGGTGTCCGGTCAGTTAGACAATCTCAAACACAACACCATCGACAACTTTGTCAGCTCGTTTGGTGACCTCGACTTATCCAGTGCCAAGCGCCCTTCTTTCGTGCTCCCTGTGCCGTTCTTCGGTGACTTCAGTTTTGAAGAGCAAATCAGCTTTGATTGGGTGTTCGGTTTTATTCGTGCGGTGCTCATCATGACGTCAGTGTTTGCGGCGCGTCGTATTATTTTTGGAGGTTAATATGGATTGGTTAGTCGATTTATTTAACAAGCTGTTGGTGTTCCTCTATCAGCTTTTAATCTCGCTGGTCAACATGCTCAAAGACCTGTTCTTTTGGGCGGTTGAGCAAATCATGGCAATGGTGAATCTGTTGCTCTCTGGTGTGTTCTCCCTATTCGCTCCGGTCGATATGAGCCAGTACATGACCAGTATTCCGCCTACCGTGGCTTGGGTCATGGCGGCGGTCGGCGTGCCTCAATGTCTGTCCATCATTCTGGCCGCCATTACGGTGCGTTTGATGCTGCAATTGATTCCGTTTACGAGGTTAGGCTCATGATATACGCCATAGCAGGAAGACCAGGTGGCGGTAAAACCTATGAGGCTGTCGCCTATCACATTATTCCGGCCATTAAGGATGGCCGCAAAGTCATCACCAATATCACCTTAAACATTGATTGGTTCGTTAAGGTATTTGGTGAAGGCGTTCGAGAACTCATCAAAATCGTGGATGGCCGTTTAACGGATTTTGGTTCAACCTCGCGTCCGTTCAGTCAGATTGAAGACTACTCGGACGAATGGCGCAATGAAAAAGGACAAGGGCCACTTTATGTGGTCGATGAGGCGCACATGAGCTTGCCAAGTCGAGGCTTAGCCGCGCCGATTCTAGAATGGTACTCAATACACCGTCACTACGGTGTCGATATCATCTTGCTCACGCAGAACATCCGCAAAGTGCATCGAGACATTAAGGACATGATTGAAGTGACCTACCGATGCACAAAGAACACCGCGATGGGCTCAACCAGTTCTTATACCAAGAAAGTGCAAGATGGTTGTGCCGGTGAAGTGGTGAACACCTCTACCCGATTTTATAAGTCGGAATACTTCCCGTTCTATAAGAGTCATTCGCAATCCAACAAACAAGTGCAGGAAGCCGAAGCAAAAGACATTCGCCCGTTCTGGAAGCGTTGGCCTGTCGTCGGAACGGTGGTGCTGTTATCGCTTGGATTAGTTTTCAATATCTGGGCTTGGTGGCCGGAGCCAGAGCAACCGCCCGACCCCGTTAAACCACCGCAACCAGTACAAGCGCAACTACCTGACGGAACGCCAACGGTAGATACGGCAGAAACCAAAGCGAGGAAGAAAAAGAAAGCATCAGGGTTCGGGCCTTTGGAAGATTACGACTTCTACATCACCGGATACGCAAAGCAAATCGCCTACGCCAAACGGCTGAAGTATGCTGCCGAACTCGACCGTGACCTGACGTTCTACAAGATATACATCGATGTGTACGATGGTCGTGACAAGCTATTCAGTTTCGATCATCTGGACTTGGTAAAGATTGGGTATCAGTTCGAAGTGTTGAGCGATTGCGTGTATCGAGTGACTTGGGAAGAAACAGAAAGGATCTTCACTTGCGGCCAAAGAGAAAAGCCGTCAGACATATTGCAGCAAAACATGCCTGTCCATATCTAG